GCGACCCGAAGGGGACAGTTGCTTCTTATCATTTTTCAGACCATTGTATCATGCGGATGTAACTCAGCAAGACGGTTATTTTTCCGGTTATGTTTCTAATATGAGAATCAGCAGCACTGCGAGATATTACAATTCATTTAGTGTTCCCACACAGCCCTTTGTGGCGGATAAACATACTGAAATACTAACTTGTCAAAATTCCAATTTCCAAGATAATAGCTATGCTAACTATTTGCTAAGATTGAATGGCAGTGTCAGTATAGTTAGGAAAAATCCGTTCAGTGAACCACAAGAAACCAAATGGAATTTGATTACAGATGGCCCATTGGTATTTGACACACCAGGTACGTATACTCTTTCCACACAAAGTTCGATAACAACTCCTGTCAAAATGTGGGGAGCTGGTGGTGGTTCATCAGGTCAGTACAATATGCCCGACATATCTGGCCAGGACAGCGAAGTTGGCGGCTCCGGCGGATTCAGTGCAGGTTTAGTTAAATTTCAAGCCGGGGTTACTTATCGTCTTATAGTAGGCGAGGGCGGATGCGGTAGCCCCTACAGCGGAATAAATTACAAAGACACAGTGCAAAATTTTGGTAGCAGCGGCGGCGGAGCCAGTGCCCTGGTAATTGCCAACGATAATACTGCTATCATGGTGGCTGGTGGCGGAGGCGGCGCCGCAGGGAGAACTAATACGAACCATTCTGCTGGTCGAGCCGGCGGTGGTGTTCAGGGCGAACCCTCAACAATATCCCCTGCTAATCAGAATAGATCATATGCCGGCGGCGCATCTGCTACACGATTTGGGCCAGGATTGTCTGATCCAAACGCAGAAAACCTTGTACCGGGAACGTCTATTGTTCACCCCTACGATAAAGACGGCATAAACAACCCAGGAAATGGTCCAAATGGTGGAGATGGGCGTGGTCAATTATTGATAACGCGAGGCGGAACTGGTTATGGTTTCGGCGGTAATAGTATGGCTATGATGATAACCAGAGATAGACCTGTACCGGGTACAGTTGACCCTGTTAGTTATTTTAATCTAAACTTTATTTTGGATAAGAATCAATATTCCAACGAATACGAAATTAGGACCATACCTGGTGGTGGTGGTGGTTTCTATGGCGGAGCCGGCGGCTCATTTCGTGTTTATTCAGACCAATACAGCTTTAGAACCCTTCTTACCTGGAGCGGTTGGTGCGATCCACGCGGAGCCGGCGGCGGCACCGGTTATATAAATTATGACTATGTTATCAAAGGCATAACTGAAGCAGGTACTATGGGTAAACCTGGATGTGCTGGTGATCCACATAGAGGAGATGCCGGAAATCCCAGCTATTATTCATACAGCGATCCGCTTTCATCTAAGGCACCCCCAGGCAAAATTATTATTATGCCTTGACATTGATCAAAAAGTATTGTAATATAGGTCAATGGACATTGACTTTTTAAATCAATCACTTGAATCTTATCTGCCAGCGAAAAGGAAACGTAGTCCCAATGGGTGGGTTTCCTTTAATGCTCCATGCTGTATACATAATGGGGAAAGTGCAGATACACGTGGACGTGGAGGGCTTGTCAATAATAATGGTGGAACCATAAGTTTCCATTGCTTCAACTGCGGCTTCAAAACCAGTTATACTCCCGGAAGGCCTATAAGTTACAAATTTAGAAAATTTCTCAGATGGTTAGGTGCATCAGAAAATGAAATTAGGAGATTGGTAATTGAGGCTATAAGACTCAAAGAACTGATCGAAATTCAAAATCCCGATCTCGCACCTGCAGAGGAAAGAGATTTCGCAGTAAGATCTTTGCCGGCAGAAGCAGTAAATTTTCTTGCCATTGCTGAATTCCATACACTGGGTGACAGCGATTTTCCTTTTAATTTTGTTCGTGCAGTAAATTATGTGTATTCTCGCAATATCAATATGCAAGAGTATGAATTCTTTTGGGCAGACACAATAGAAAATAAAATGAGCTACCGAGTAATTGTGCCATTTTATTGGAAAAATAAATTGGTGGGGTGGACTGCTCGTTCTACCGAAGACGGTATCAAGCCCAAATACTTTAGCAATCACGAACCTGATTTTGTATTCAATATCAACAAGCAGAGTGCCGACAATAAATTTGTAATCGTAACTGAAGGAGTTTTTGATGCCATGGCCATTGATGGTGTATCGGTCTTGGGCAATAACTGTTCTGAGATTCAAGCCGAAATAATTGATAATTTAGGAAAAGAAGTTATTGTTGTTCCGGACTTTGATCAACACACAAACACTAACCAACGTAAAGTTTGGCCCGGGCAGCAATTGATCGAAGCAGCACTGGAATATGGATGGACAGTTAGTTTTCCATTATGGAGTGAAACTTGCAAAGATGTCAGTGATGCTGTAAACAAGTATGGTAAATTATTCGCACTGAAATCTATTTTAGATGGTCGCATTGATAATAAATTAAAAATACAACTGATGACAAAGAAGCTAGCCTAACATGACCAAAGAATATTCTGTAGATCTGCAAAAATTATTCTTAGAATTTATGATGTCTGACGCACAGAATTTTGTGCGGATACAAAATATTTTCAATGCTGAGAATTTTGACAGATCACTGAGATCTGCTGCCAAGTTCATACAGCAATACAGTGATCGTTATAAGACCTTGCCCACATATGAACAAATAAAAGCAGAAACCAGTGTTGAATTACGTCCAGTGCCAGAATTGTCCGACGGTCATGTCAATTGGTTCATGGATGAATTTGAAGGTTTTAGTCGTAGGATGGAACTGGAACGTGCGATCCTAAAAAGTGCTGACCTATTAGAAAAGGGCGAATATGATCCTGTAGAAAAGCTGATCAAAGATGCAGTGCAGATCAGTTTAACCAAAGACATGGGCACAGACTATTTTGAAGATCCTCGGTCTAGGCTACTCAAGATTAAATCAAATAATGGGCAGGTTAGTACTGGTTGGCCTAACCTAGATCGTAGATTATTCGGCGGAATGAATCGCGGTGAATTACAAATTTTTGCCGGAGGATCGGGTTCTGGTAAAAGTTTGTTTATGCAAAATATTTCGATCAATTGGGTTTTGCAAGGACTGAACGGAGTTTATGTAACCTTGGAACTCAGTGAAGAATTGTGTGCAATGCGTATGGACAGTATGATAGCCAATGTAAGCACCAAAGAAATATTTAGAGATTTAGACACTGTGGAAATGAAAGTTCGTATGTTAGGTAAAAAAGCCGGCCGACTACGTATCAAGTATATGCCAGCACAGAGCAATGTAAATCAAATACGTGCCTATCTCAAAGAGTTAGAAATACAAAGTGGTCAAAAGCTTGATTTTATCATGGTTGACTATCTAGATCTTATTATGCCAGTCAGTGCCAAAGTCAGTCCAAACGATCTGTTTGTCAAAGACAAATATGTCAGTGAAGAATTGCGTAACCTAGCCAAAGAGTTCAATATACTATTGATTACAGCCAGTCAGCTGAATCGTAGTGCAGTAGAAGAAATTGAATTTGATCACAGTCATATCAGTGGTGGTATCAGTAAGATCAATACTGCGGATAATGTATTTGGAATTTTTACCAGCAGAGCCATGCGTGAGCGTGGTCGATATCAAATACAGCTAATGAAAACACGTAGCAGCAGCGGTGTTGGGCAAAAAGTAGATCTAGAGTTTGATTTAGAAACTCTGCGCATACGTGATGTCGAAGAGGATAATGAAGAAAATCGTCGCCCGGCTACATCCATTTACGACCAAATTAAAGCTAAAAGCATCACTTCTGAACCTGCTTCGGGGCAAGATTCGCAAAAAATTGTAGCCGAAGTTGGCAGTAATAAACTAAAATCTATGTTAGCTGGATTAAAGAATAACAAAAGTTTATAATTTTTGCCCGATAATTTATTTTACAGGTAATAAATACAACAATCGGGGAACATCTTGCAAAAACGTACTAAAAGTATTTTGGATGAATTGGACAATATGTTGGTCCAAAAAGATCGTGCCAGTTTGGTCGAAAGCCGGGCCAGTCACGTCATTCAGGGTGCTATAAATTTGCTAAATTATATCAAAGAAAACTATGATGGCGAAACAGCCCAAGAACTAGAAAGACGTTTATTATTGAGTATAAAAAATTCTGACCCCGAACGTTTTGCCCGTGGGGTCAAGAAACTGAAATGAAAATAAATGAAATCATAGTTGAACAACAGGTCAACGAAGTAGATTGGTATGGCCTAGGTCGACGAGCTGCACAAGCAGTTAAAGGTGCAGCTTCGTCAGTTAGAACTGCTGCGGGACGAGCAGCAGATTATGTGCAAACCAAAGATGTGCGACGTGATTTACGCATACATGCCGAAGAATTATATAAAGAATGGTTAAAACAAGTAGAAATTGACAAGCGTTCTAGTGTAGCCATAGATCCTGCAAGATTAAAACAATGGACCGAGGATCGTTTAAAAGTTACACTGCCAAATCTGCCGGCTGGTATGCAACGTGCACAGGTTATGCAATATTTAGAAAATTCCTGGGCTACCAAATATGCAGCCTGGGATCAAGAACGATCATTGCCCGCGGGATTGGCCACCGAATATCCCACAGAAGATATAGCGTCCATGAGGGTATTAGATAGAAATAACAAAGAACATATAGTTAAATTCACGCTAGCCCCAACTCCAACTTGGACTGATTCTGCTGGTAGTGCTATCAGTGATGTAAGAACCATAGAAATTCTGAATAAAATGGCGTTGGCAACTAAAAAACCAACACCGGCTCAGCCAGTCCCTGCAATGATGGCTGATTACCCGCTGCGGGACACAAGTGTAAATGCTCAGGTAGGAGCAGAAATTAAAAAATTTAATTATGTTGCCGCAAGTCAATCTTGGTCAGATGCTGCCACTGGTGCACCAATTAGTAATGCTGCATGGATAGATTCATTGAATAAAATTGCAGCTAAAGCTACTGGAGTAATTGTATTCGGTGGTGTATCTTATTATCCCGGTGATCCAGATTATGATAGAATAAAGGCAATCATCGGAGGCACTCCTTAAAATGAATCTGCAAGAAATCAAAAACAAAATTCCACGTTGGCTACTAACTGAAGCCAAAGAGGGAAAAAATGTTCACCTTGAGCATTTAGAAGATGTTATTTTAAACGGTGGTTATCGTGGAGCAGAAATAGCTTTTGAATACCTAGATAATTTAAGAACGATGTTAGGACAGGGCACAGGTTCACCAGTGCAAGTTAGCCAAAAATGGGACGGTGCTCCGGCTATAATTTGTGGTATCGACCCCGCCGACGGAAAGTTTTTTGTAGGAACTAAAAGTGTATTCAGTGCTACACCTAAACTTATCAAAAGCCGTAGAGATATTACAAAGTTTTATGGTGACAAACCTGGACTGGCAGCAAAATTGGCCTATGCATTAAAATATCTCCCTGAGTTAGGAATTGGTGGTGTTGTTCAAGGAGATCTTTTATTTACGAAACCCGACGTTCAAGTTCATGCTATGGAAATTGAAGGTCAAGTTGGCACTGAGGAATGTTATGTGTTCACACCAAATACCATTACCTATGCAGTACCAACACGTAGTTCTATAGGTGCAAGAATAGCAGGTGCACAAATTGGTATCGCATTTCATACCAGTTATGTTGGAAACAGTATAGCGGAAATGGAAGCACGTTTTGGTGTTGAAATTGCCGGATTTAATCGCAGCAAAAATGTTTGGTTTGAGGATGCTGGCTATGAAGACTATACCGGAAGAGCAACATTGACCGAAGAGGAAAATGCTGCGCTAGAAAGTAATATCGACGCAGGTAGAAGAACGCTGGCCAAAATAAAACCAGACAAATTTAATTTAATAATTACAAATCAAGAATTCGCAACACAAATAAAACCATTTGTAAATGCTAAGGTCAGAGCTGGACAAAGTGTAGATAACCTGAATGATTTTATAAAAGAATTCAGTAATTATTATACTGAAAAGAAAAACAGTGAAATAGCTGCACTTAAAGGTGGTCCAGAAAGTCGTGCTGCCTCAGCTCGCCTTGAAAAAATTCAAAATCAGCACGAGTTTATAGCAGAAAATATGAATACCTTGTTAGGTATCATGGCTATCTACAAACGTGTAATTGAAATTAAATTGGCTATTCTGCGTAAACTACAGCAGATAGAAAGAATGATAAAAACCTTTATGAAAACCGATGATGGCTATAAGGTTACCAATCCTGAGGGATTTGTGGCAGCTGGTCGTAGTGTTACGTTTAAGGTAGGCAGTAGAACAATAAACATCGATGGTGCAGTAAAACTCATTGATCGTTTAGAATTCAGTCGTGCTAATTTTGCAGGTAAAGCAGACTGGAAGCGTACACATTTCGGCGATGAGTGATAAATATTTACATGAGGTGTCAATCCTCTATAGTTTAGGAGATTAAAAAATGGCAATTTTCACACGTACAAGCGGTGACGCACGTGGCGTAGTACACGTAGACACTGGCACAGCCGGTGGTGGTATTGGTTCAATCATTTCTACCGGCATTGGTAAGCGTCCTACCATGTTCTTAGTTGACACCGGTACAGTTGACATCCGTGGCGAAATGGGTGTTGGTGGTGCAGTTGAGACCATGCTGCGCACTATCGCTCTTAAAGCAACAGTCATTGCTTACCAAGTTCAAAACGACAACAGCGGTGAAATGCGTGTTCTCGTTGAGGCAACTGGTTGGGCCGATGACGCAGAGCTTCAGGCCGCAATCCGTGGTCTTGGTTCTGTTGGTGCAGGTCCAGTCAATCTTGGATCAACTACTGTTAGCAGCACAGGTGGCTTAAAGGCCTAATTAGTACCAATTGGTACACTAAGGCGGATTTCGGTCCGCCTTTTTTATTTTATATTCAAAAACATACGTTTTATTTCAATCAAATAGGATTAAATAGTATTATAAAAGCAAACATTGCTAAACAGAATTTATTATGGCACAAATAGTTTCACCACACAAGGCACAGATTATAGCAAGGTTTTTTGATAAACGAGGATGTCAATGTCATCGACAGATATTGAAAAGAAAAGTTTGGAGGCCCACGTGGAACTATGTGCTGAACGGTACGCAGCCTTGGAACACAAATTAGAAACCCTAAATGAAAAAGTTGAAAAACTTGAAGAGCATATTATATCTATTAAAGAAACACTGGCAGGCAGTGGCGAAAGACACTACAGGCAATTGATAGCAATAGGCACAACTATTTTAGGTGTACTAATAGCTGGCACTATTACTCTTATTGTAAATTTTATCAATAAATGAGAATAGTTGACCTCATTGGATGGCAAATGCCCATTACCAACGAAGAGTCGGAACTGTTAGACCGGTTCAAGGACAGTGCAGTCATTGAACATAAAACCCTAAATCAACGAGAGCAATTATTGGCTTCACAGTTAGTGAATCGTGATGTATTGCTTAGAAAAAATCAAAATGGTCAAATATTATACAAAACAAAAATCAAAGAAAACAACAGCCACTGAAGAAGAACGGCAGTTTCTCGACGATGCCATAGAAACTGCTGTGACCTATATACGTGATTGGAAACGTCACGAAGTAAGGGAGATAATTAAAAATCCCATCATCGATGAATTGCCTGTTTATATTCCTGTAGATGATCAATCTTTTATAATTGGTTATCATCAAGTACGTTGGAATAGAGATTTATGGGAATTACTAGATCGAAAGAGCGAAAAAACATATTTTTTTAGAAACAAGTTGACCGCTGTTGCTTTTAGCCTTTGCTATCACGCTAAAAAGTATCAACTAGCCGAAGATATCAATCGTTATGAAGAAGTTTTAATAAGGTTAAATAATAAACAAAAACACTATTTGACGTTACGAAAGCGTACAAAATTAGATACCTGGAAAGAAGAGTTTTATTCTATACAACTTCAGACCACGGAATATAAGAT